ACCTGCAGTATTTACACCGGGTAAATTAATATTAGCAGTACCATCAAAGGATACGCCACCAATAGTTCTAGCAGTTGCTAAAGCTGTAGCAGTATCTGCATTACCAGTTAAGTCTCCAGTTACGTCGCCAGTTACGTCGCCAGTTACATTACCTTCAATATTTGCAACCATTGTACCAGTTGTGATTGACAAATTACCTGTAGAAGCACCAGTAAATGTACCAGTACCAACTGTAAATTTATCTGCTGACTCATCGAAGCCAATAAATGCGTTGTTAGAATCGCCGCGTTCAATAACAATACCAGTATCATTAGATGGAGTACCTGTAGTTCCATTTCCTAATTCGATTAAACCATCCGTAATCGTAGAGTTGCTAGTAGCAATAGTAGTAGTTGTACCATTTACAGTTAAGTCACCAGTAATAGTAGCATTACCGCCAACTGTTAAATTATTACCTAAAGCACAGTTATTTGATGAATCTGTTGTAACCGCTGCAGAAGCTTGAGAAGTTCCAAGTGTAGTAATGTCTAGATAGTTAAGCTCAGTAGTTGTAGCTGTCACACCGTCCATTAGATTTAATTCAGCAGTTGAAGCAGTAATACCATCTAAGGTATTTAATTCTGCTGCTGATGCAGTAACTACTGTTCCGCCCAAAGCTAAACCATTTGTGCCATCGTGTGAAGCAATATTAAAATCAAAAGCTCCATCACTAAACGTTACGTCGCCACTAATAGTTGGTGTATTAAGTGTTGCACTTGTAAGCGTTTTATTTGTTAGTGTCTGCGTATTTGACAAGGTTACCATCTCATTAGCACCACCAGTAGTAGAGCCATCATGAACAATAATAGTATCCTTATCTGTATCAATTGTTATTTCGCCAGCTGCTCCGGTAAATGCAGAGTGCCCAGCAGTTGTACCTCTTCTAAATTGAATTTGAGTTGCCATGTATTTTTACTCCTATGATAAGTCCCCAAAGTCTACAGAAACTGTAGTTCCAGGAAGTGCTAAGTCTTGGTAAGCTGTTGCGCGAATTGGTTCATTCACGAATCCTGCTGTACCTGTGTCATTTGTTAAATTTCCATAATCGGATGTAGCATATGCAGTTGCTGATGTTGATGCAAAAGCAGTTGGAGAAACTGAAGAAGTTGTCAAAAACTCTCCAGAAGTTAATCCATCTAATGTATCTGCATCAAGTCCTGAACCAGAACCATCAACTGTTTTAATTGCTGTAAGTAGCTCAGCTGCTGTTGAATATGTTTCACTAAAAGATATTACACCAGTTGATGAATTATAAGAAACATCTCCTGAAGCGGATAGTGCGCCTCGTGCTCTTGCAGTTGTGAAATATTGGTTTGTAGCTCCCTCAGATATATCGTCAGTATCATGATTTGATACATCAGAAACTGTCCCAGTTACATCACCAGTTAAGTTACCAGTCACATCTCCAGTTACATCTCCAGTTAAATTACCAGTTACATTACCAGTTAGATTAGCTGTAACAGTAGTAAAAGAAACAGAATCACTTGTAGAAAGTGATTGGTTTGTGTCTGATAAATCTGTAGCTGCAATTGTAATATTTGCTGAACCATCAAACGATTGTCCTGCAATAGTTCTTGCTGTCTCAAGAGTAGTAGCTGTATCTGCGTTACCAGTTACATCTCCAGTTAAGTTACCAGTTACATTACCTGTTACATTACCAGTTAAATTACCAGTTACATTACCTGTTACATTACCAGTTAAATTACCAGTTATTGCGTCAATATATGCATTTGCCCACGCTTTTGAAGTAGAACCAATGTCTCTTGTAGAATCTGCATCTGGTAACAAATCGCTATCTAAAGATGCTGTAATTGTTAAAGTATCTGATGAAGAGTCTCCAATATCAATAGTACCACCAATAGTTACATTACCCGTAACATCTAAGTTACCTCCTACTGTAGCATTGCCACTTGTAGTTAGTGTTGTAACACTTGGATTTGCATCTAATGCAATAGTAATTGTATCATCAGAAACAGTTGTTCCAATATTTGAACCGCCGGTAAATGTAAGAGTACTACCCGTAGTAAATGTATCATTCGTGCCACTATCAGCAGATAATGTTAAAGATACATCAATGTTATCAATTTGTGTTTGAATCGAGGAAGTTACTCCATCAAGGTAGTTAATCTCTGCTGTAGTTGCTGTAACTCCATCTAATAAGTTAAGCTCAGCTGTTGTTGCTGTAACACCATCTAATATATTTAGTTCTGCTGTAGTTGCTGTAACTCCATCTAATAAGTTAAGCTCAGCTGTTGTTGCTGTAACTCCGTCTAATAAGTTAAGCTCAGCTGCAGTAGATGTAATTGCTGTACCACCTAGAGTTATAGTATCTAAGTAAGCATTAGCCCATGCTTTTGAAGATGATCCAATATTTCTAGTAGAGTCAGCATCAGGTATTAAGTTACTATCTAATGTTGCAGTAATTGTTAAAGTATCTGCAGAAGAATCACCAATATCAATAGTACCACCAATAGTTACGTTACCTGTAACATCTAAATTACCAGTAATATCTAGATTTTCGTCTATAGTTACTGTATCTGCATCTGAAGATGAAATAGTATTGCTTGAGATTTGTATTGTAGAAGCAGTAATTGCACTTGTACCATTACCTAATAGTAGTGAGTTTGCTGTTAAGGAAGTATTTCCTGTACCACCGTGTTCTACTGCAATAAATTCACCAGTTTGAAATTCGGCAAGACCAGTAGCAGTGCTTCCGTCGTATACCGTTCTTATGGGGGTTTTTGCTGCCATAGTTTGTCCTTATAGAAAAAATAATGTATCGCTTGATGATTGCACTCGTGAACCATCTGATAATGTAAAGTTAGCAACTACTCTTGACGTATTTGCTCTAAAGTTTAAATTTGCATTTGCGGTATCTAATCCACCGTCTTTGGTATAAATAGGTACTGATTGAATAACCTCTCCTGCCTGACCTTGCAGAGCAATGCCAGTAGTGGTATTACCTGTTGTAACTTTTGAACCAGCAGGAAGAGTAGCTCCATTGGCAGAAATTTCAATAGTACCTGAGCCATCAGAAGATATTGTAGCTCCCGCTAGATTAATTGTATTGCCTGATAAGTATAAATCTCTAAATCTTTTTGAAGCGGAACCCAAATCATAGGTTTCTGTTGTAGTAGGTAAAATGTGTTCTCCAACTGCTCCAAGATCTACACCTCCTGGAAGTGCAGAGTTTTCCCAATTGCCTGTGGAAGAGTTATATTGTAAGACTTCATTGTCTGCAATCGAAGTAAGTGATACATCATCTAAGCTCTCGACTGTACGAGTAGTTAGTTCTAATATATTTGTGGCTGTATCACGAACGTATAATTTTTTATCGGCAAGATTTACGGCAATCTCACCAGTTTCGAGATTTGAAGTTGTAGGTACGTTACCAGAAGTACTGGTACGTTTCGGTTTGATTACCGCCATTTGGCTCTCCTTTAATGCTATATAGCAGGATTATGGGGGACTTATGTAAGTCCCCTATAGAATTTTAATTAGAATGTACCGCCATCAATTGTATCAGTCCAAGCAGGTGAACCTGAGTCTACACTTAAAAATTGACCAGAAGTACCAATGTTTAATTTAGATACTGTAGTTGAACCACTAGCATATAAAATATCACCCGAAGTATAACTAGATTGACCAGTACCACCATTTGCTTCATCAAGAGTACCAGTAACTTTAGTAGTTAAATCAATACTACCTGCAAGCATTGCATTTGTAATACCTAATGCTTTAACTTGTAGGGCGTCTCCGGAAACTTCAATTGAAGAATCATCAACTGCTACATCTAATGTATTACCTGTTTTAGTAAGTGCATCTCCTGCTGTAACTTGACCAGCACCTGAGAATTGTGAGAAAGCAATCGCTGTAGTACCAACTGTAATATCACCATTTGTACTTACTACAAAACCACTGTCAGCGTTTACGGTACCTTCTTCAACAAATGTAAATGCTCCACCAGAAACTTCTGAATCAGCATCAAAATCTATTGCTCTTGCTGGAGTAGCTCCAACAACATAAATACCATTTTCTGAGCCAGTTGATTGATCTTTTACAAGAACTCTATCCCCATCTACTAAAGTAACACCATCAATAGTATCACCATTATTAAGTGCTGTTGAAATTGTAATATTTCCAGTTGTAGCTGCTCTTACTGAATCTTTTACATCAAGGCCTGTTTTAACTGCATCTACATAGTTCTTTGTAGCTGCATCAGTAGACTGTGTAGGCTCTGCAACACCAGTTACTCTGTTTGAACCCATATCGATAGTTTGAGAACCAGCGATTGTAATACCATTTAGAGTACCAACTGAAGTAATATTTGTTTGAGCTGCAGTAGCTAGAGTACCATTAATATCTCCAGTTGCTGTAATATCTGTTGCTGAAATATCACCAGAACCAAAGTCAAAGTCACCGTTTGCATCTAGTACAACCGCTTCTGAAGCAGTACCTGTACCAATTGCAGCAGTTAGATCTAAGTAATTTAACTCTGTAGTTGAAGCTGTAATACCGTCTAAAGTATTTAGTTCTGAAGCTGTTGCTGTAACACCATCAAGAATATTTAATTCGTTTGTAGTAGCTGTTACACCATCTAATAAGTTTAATTCTGCTGTTGAAGCTGTAATACCATCTAAAGTATTTAGTTCTGAAGCAGATGCAGTAAGACCTAAAGCTGACAGTGAGCCAACATATTTAGTTAATACTTTTTTGAATCCAGTTGCTGAGCCATCATATACTAAAAGGTAATCATTATCACCGTCGATAGATGTTTCTGCAGTTTGTCCTGTGATAAGTGCAGTATTGCCAATACCAGCAATATTATCAATATTGTCTCCGCTAGTACCAATGAATAGAGTATTAGAGCTTTCTGAATAAGCTAATTCTCCTTCGGCCAGCGATGTAGGAGTATTAGTACTCGTACTTCTTTTAATTTTAATTACATTAGCCATTTAAAAATACCCTCCATTCAAGGTAACATCAGTGTATTCACTACCTGATGCGCTTTCTGATAATTGTGCATTAAGTGTAATTTCTTCCCATGAAGTATTACGATACACTTTCAGAACGTTGTTTGCTGTATCGTACCACAAATCGCCTTCTTCTAAGTTTGCGTCATCTGATGCAGGCGCTGTAGCTGATACAAATTTTTGGTCTGCTAGTTCTTCTAGAGCAGCCTGTAAATCTGTTGCTGATATAGTTCCAACTGGAGTTACTGTTACATTTGCAGCATCTACTGCGGAAGCGACTGTAGTTGTCGTTGTTACTACTGTTTCGTCCTCTGTGACAGTTACATCATTACCAACAGTTTCTGTTACGTTTACTGTAATTGACATAATTATAACCCCGGACTAATTGTTGCTCTTCCTTGTAAAAGCCTAGAAGTAATATTTGACGTATCAGTCATATCACAGTCCCAAACATACTCAATATTTGGGTCTAAATCAGCTGTCTGTGCAGCTGTTAAAGATAGTTTTACAGTTCCAGTTGCAGCACTTGTTATGCTATAAGACATTGTTACTGGGCTTTCATCGTAGTAAGATTTTGCTAGTTTTGGTGAAAATGTATACCCACTAATATCTGTATCTGTACCCGAAGGCTGATCGATTGACATGGTTAATTGCCAAGTAGAACCTTGCTCAATAGTAAGATTGTATACGCCAGCCGCCATAATAAAATGTCCTAATAAAAACTTTGTACAATTCGATGTTTATTCGAACTACCATTAATTTGTTGTAAAGGTTCTGTACAAAAAATTTTTGTACATCCTTTCTTATACCCATATTATATCAAAGATGAGGAAAAAAGTCAACCCGTAAATTTTTTAACCCTTTTTCAGTAACTCAATCTCTTGTGCTTGAGCATCAACTAAATCTTTGAGCTCTTTAATTGCTTCAATATAAAGAGCATGTAAAGCGTTATAGTTTACAGCTAAAGAGTCCTCGAGTTTTGACTGCTTTGATACTGCGTCAGGCATTACGCTTTCTACATTCTGTGCTATAACACCTGCGGATCTTGTTCCATCTTTTCTCCATGTAAATTCTACACCATTTAGTTGATAAACTTTATCAACTGCGTCAGTTACTTTTTTAATACCAGTTTTAAGTTTTTCATCAGAAGTAGAACTAATTGTTCCAGCACAAGAAATATCTCCAGAAACTGTTAAATCGTTACTAACTGTTAAGTCTCCGCTAGAATCTAAAGAAGCTGCTACAAAAGTACCATTTGCATCAGTAGCTACCTTCAATTGATTGTTAGAAGTATCATAAAAAAGCTCACCAGCAACAGTACTACCTGTGCCAGATGGAGCAGTTGCTGCACTATTGCTACTTTGAATTGCAGCGAGTGCATTATTAATATCCGAACGTGTTGCCGGAAAAGATTGGTTAGCTATACTATAGTCATGTGTTGCCATGTTTTGTTTCCTATATTAATATCCTACGGCTACGTAATTAAAGTACTCTTGCGAGCCTTGATTAAGATTGCCATCATGAAAAGTTACTGTAAATCCAGTATTACTACTACTGCTAATAGTAAATGAAATATGATCATTTGAGTCTACTGGGGTTACACTAACTGTTGGTGTTGTTTTAAAAGGTGTTGCGTATGTAATGACTTTAATTTCATTATCATCCCCAGAATCAGTTTGTACATTATAGTCACGTTTAATTGTATCTGGCATATCAATAGTGACCTTAAGAGCAGTACATCGCACGTTCTGGGTAGTGTTAGAAGAAGTCAAAACCATTCTGAATTGAAATGCCCTTGCCGTATAATCACCAATATAAAAGTTAATCCAAGAACCCCAAGTTGGAGATCCAGAAGGATCGTCATTAGTAGTTCTTACTTGAACTTGAGCATTTGTTGATGAAATATCTGTTCCATCGAATAAACCCGTACGACTATCAAAGTTACCTGAAGTAGCGTCAAATAACTCTACAACATCAAATGAGTCTGTTGAATATTCTACTAAAAGTCTTGAAGTATAGGTTGTTCCTAAGTCAATATACTCATCTGTAAAGTAATAAATACCTTGAGATTGTATATCTCCTTCTATCTGATAGTTTGCTGCATCAGTTGGAAATATGTCTGATACTAAAGTTAATTCTGTAGAACTATCTTGGCTAGAAATTGTTGTTTGTTGTCCAGTATCTAAATTTCTTATTATTCTGTTTTCTGCCGTACTATCGAAAGATGCTGCAGTATCTCTTAATATATTTGCTGCTACTGGTATATTGTAAGAATCACCGTCTTCGTGCTCAAAAATATTATCATCTAAAGTTAATTCGTATGCACTTACAAAAGCAGATATAGTTGCTGATGTTGCATTTGTAGTATTATAAATTGTTTTACCTACTAACGAGGAAGTAAATGGACCAGTACTATCATAAACTTGATAAGGCCCCCACTCAATATGATAATCTGCTCCATGATTATCTTCCATTAAATCTGAAGATAGTGTGAGAGTATTAGCATCAACAAAAGCAGTAACGGTAGCTGTACTATTGTCATCAAGTCTTACTGTTCTATTTACTAAAGAAGAAGTAAAAGTTACGGAAGTATCTCTTAAAGTACTAGGCAAAACTTCTAATCTATACTCTTGTAAAGTTCCATCAAATATATCTGTGTCAAGAGTTAATACAGTACCGCTATCAACATTAGTAACTGTAGCTGTTGTATCATCTGTAACATTTCTTACAATTAAATCATCCCAACTTGAATCAAAACTAGCATTATCATCTTCTAGTTTGAAAGCTGTATGCTGTATATCATCAAAATTACCGCTTCTATCATCAAAATTACCAGAAGCACTATCAAAAATATTAGCACCAACTGTTGCAGCGTAATTAGAACCGCTGTTATCGTCTAAAATTGAGTCTTGTGTACTATCATATACTCCTACTACGTCGGTATTAGTACCAGAAGCATAGTACTCATCGTGTGTACCACTAAATATTGATTCTGCGCTTATCTGTATCGCTTGGTTAGCCGTATCGTAATAAATATTTGTAGTACTTGAATCATTAACCCCAGTATTCGAAGTATCATTACCAAAATTAGGATGCTGAGTTGTGGTCTCTACAGCATTCAAATTTAGAATATCTGCGTCTACACTAGCATTTACCGTAGCTGCATTTACAGATTCATTACCAGAAGAATCTACTGCTTTTATTAAGTATCTACCATTTAAAAGAGGTATAAGTGCTGTTGAGCTACTTCCAGGAATATATCTATCAACAGTTGAAGAAGAACCCCAAGCAGCATTTGTATCACTACTATATCTGACCCAATAATTTCCGCCATGTATAACATCTAAATCTGATACTGGAGTCCAAGATAATAGTACTTTTGAGCCTTGTACTACAAATTGAAAGTCTTCAACATCGGAAGGAGCTGTAGTTTTTCCAAATATTTCGTGTTCTAAACTTGCAAATGGTGAATATAAATTTGCCATTAGAATATTCTCCTTGTCTTAACTCTAAACTGTACTTTGCCTGCTGGCGCATCATCAATTGTTACACTGTTTGCTACTGTATTTCCTAAGCTTATCCAATTGGAAGAATTTGTATCTGTTCTTCTATATTCTACGTAATAACTACCAACATACGGATAGTTTTGAGTTGTACCAGCAATTTTTGGATTTGACCACGAAAAAGTAGCTCTATTTTTAATATTGTTTGTAGAGTCTACATATAGTTCTTCACTAATTGTTAAGTCTCCAGGAGCCGGTATTGGATCACTTGGATCTGGTAAATTACTCGTAGACTTAGCAGAAAAATCAATATTTTGTTCAACTACATTATATTTTTGTTCGTAGTGTTTTAGACCAGATATTTCATAAATATTAGGCTCTTTCTCTCTTACTGATAAACATTTAAAAGTTTGAGCTTCTACAGTGCCTACTTCTTCTAATATCCACATTGTGCCTTGTGCTGGTGTATTTTCAAATGCAGAAGTTACTGTAATTGAAGTTACACTTTCGCTTGTAGAAATTGTATCAACTGTTTTTGTTTCAGTCCAAACATAAGGAGCCCATTTCTTTCCAGCATTAATACACGCCTCTTGCGTAGTTTCAGTAGATTTAGAACCATCAGAAGCAATACAAGCTTCTTCGGTATTTAGTATGCTTAACCTATAAGACTGTCCTGCAGTAACTGGAGTAGCATTATCAAGCTGAATTACAGTACTTGTACTACCACTAGAAACTCTTCCTCCATACCTTATCCCTGCTTTATATGAGTCTGCTATATAAAAGTTATCTCCAGGTCTTAAAGATACTCCATCCATTCCTGTAGAAAAAGTTACTGTTTCAGTTTCATATCTTTCAGTATAAAGTAGCCACTTACCAATACGTCTTGCTTGAGACTGAGAAGTACAACCAACTGCTTGAATATCTACTGCAAAAATCTCATTGTTCATTGCAGTAATACCATCGGTATCTTCTACGTATTCTACATGTTGACGATAAAAATCATCTGGGTTATTCCAAGTTACGTGTGCAACATTATGTCTTTGTTTACGACTTGTTCCTTCATAAGTAAATATTCCATCTATTACATTTGAATCTGCAAATGTCATAATTGGGTCACGTGGAGAATCTTGTACCGCAGTTATCTGTCCTTCCTGCCAATATAACATTCCTCTAAAAACTGAAGCAATGTCGTTTAATACTTTAAACGCTTCTTCTTTAGATTGTAGGTATAAGTTACAAGTATATCGAGCTTCTTTATAGCCCCATCCATCATCAACTCCCACAAAGTTTCCAGAAGAATCTACAGCATCACAGTATTTTGCAATTTCATATAATGCCCACTTATCAATTTGATTTGCAGTTAGCCACTTACCTAACCCATATCTATCATCTGTACATAAGTCATAAAGTACCCACGCTGGGTTTGCTGTCCATCCAGTTGTAAACGTGCCATCCCAATCTCCACTATATAAGTTATCGCCTACTTCTGTACCTGTCCATGTACCTCCTTGAGAAATACACCTATCTTTTCTACGTATTCCTGCTATACTACAAGAACCGTGATCATATGTAGTGTAGTTACTAGGTATCTTTATTTTTAACCCTTTAATTTCATATCCACGAGTAGGAATTGAGTTAAATTGTTTTGCATCAAACTCTAGTGCCATTAAAGCACTATTAGGATATGTTAACTTATTATCTATAATTTCTGTGTAAGTTCCCCAATATAAATCATTATTTGTTTGTGCTGAATCATCGTCATCAGTAACACGACTTACACGAATACTAATACTTGTAAATCCTGCTGTTTTCCAGGCACTAGGTATATCAAAACGAAAAGCTCTTTCATATCTTTGAGTAGTCTTACCATCAAAAGAACTCTCTTTTACAGTTGTATAGTTACCCCCATCATACCCTAGTTCTATTTTAAATTCTACTTTTGAACCTACTAAGTCACCATTAGACTTTTGAAAAGTTAAACGAGGTACATATAGTGTAACTCTTACTGCATCTGCAGTTGTAGTAGTTAGTGTTCTTACATAAGGGCTTAAAGACTTTTTAATTTCTTGGTTATAACCTACTTGTTGCTCTGACCCTTGAAATCCTGGTATATATGATTGTGAGTTTGTTCCTACACGAGACGCGTAGCTATATCCACTATAGTTATCATCTCCATTATTATCTTGAATTGGAACTTCGTCTAAAAAGATTGACTTTGCTCCATCCACTAAGCCTTCTATTTCGCCTTCTGATATTAAGTCAATAATACGAGCTTTGGCTGTAGAAAATAAAGTATTATCTTCTTCCTTTGGCGCAGAGCCTCCTCCGCCGCCTTTACCGCCACCTTTTGAACCACGTATCCAATCTTTTTCGCTCATGGGTTATAGTCCTCCGCTTCTATACCAGCGCTTATAACAGCACCACCTACTAGTAACTTTCCATAACAAACTGGAACTGGTACTCCTTGTGAAGTAGTATTTACAGGTCCATTAAAAGCATAGTTTTCAGGTTCATCTTTTCTTTCAATGGGTTTTGGAGTGGGGGCTAACATTGCTCCAATTCCTCCCATAATAAGAGCCCCTGCAAACTTCATTGCAATAGTTCCAAAGCTACCCATGCTTCCCATACCATAAGCAATACCCTGACCAAAACTTAATCCACCACCTGCAGCTGCCATACCGTAAAGCCCAATACCTGTAATAATCAAAGCTCCAAGTAATATCATACCTAGACCTTTGCTTTTTGCTCCCATAATAACTGGTATTATCTTAATTTCTTTTTTACCAGTAGGAACTTCACATCCATCGTAATCTTGTACATATTCATCGCCTATCATTACATGATAACCAATACCTCTTTCATGAGAACTTGAAAACTCTCTGTGAAAGTCAGGTCTATTTGCTGCAATAGCTCTTGCAGCTTCACGAACATTTTTTACATCAAGCTCCCACTCTTTACCAAAGCGCTCACCTAACTTACCATATAATTTGACTTTCTTTAACATAATGATTTGTGCCTTAATATATGCGTGGTATGTTTTCTCCAGTACCCGCCGTATGGTTCTCTATTTGATAACCTACCATGTACATGATGTAATATTTTATTGTCTCCGAGATAGATTGCCGCATGGTTTGGTACAGGTGAAA